TGGTCTTCATCTTCTTCTAATTTCATTTTATCGATATCCGTTTTTTCTTCAAACTGAGAATCTGTCATTTCCATGTCTTGAGAGCTTTCTGTTGCTTTTCTTTGCATATCCATTGCTTTCAAATCAAGTTCTCTTTCTTTCAAAGCAACTAACGGATCTTTTTGTTTACCCATTTGTTCTTTTTGAACTAATTCTGCTGTAATTTCTGCACATCGTTGTGCAATCATTCCAGCAATTTTAATTTCTGCTCCTTCAGGATCTTCAGACAACATTTGTTGCATTTCAGGACTATTTTGAATCATAGATCCTACTTCTCCTTGAGCTAGCAAGCTTACGTGTTCTGAAACGTGTCCTTGAAGTAAAGCATACACCATTGGATTAACTTGTACCATTCTAGTAGCCATAAATGTGGTATGTGATGATATATGAGCTTGATGATCTTGTTCGGGAAACGCTTTTGGAAGTTTCATTTGTAAAGCTTCCATATTTTCAATTGCTGGGTCCTTTGGAACCACTGGAGGTTCAGGTTTTAACACTTTGTCAATATCTCGTGTTCCAAGAGCTTCATAAATTCGTCTGTATGCTTCACGAAGGTTGTGCATCTGTGGATTGGACATTGCAATTTTTAAATTTTCACTAGCCAGAGTTACTCTTTGGCTTAAACTATAAATATTTGGATCTGCAACCGGAATAACATCAACACGCTCATCAAAATCTTGGGATTTAATGATTCGGTCTGCTCCGTAAACAGCATAAGGATAAACGGGTGGTAAAAAAGTTCCAAAAACTTTTGCAACAAGTCTAAATTCGTTACGCATTGCGTAGTAGCAACGTTTATGAATGGCTGTCATGACTCTCGAACCACGTTCCAAGAGAGCAACAGTGGTTCCAACAGCTCTATTTTGCACATCTGTGCCTGTTGCCATATCTGTAATAGATGCAAAACGTTGTCCTGCGTTTACTACAAAACCCATTAAGTTAAATAATGTTACAGAAGGCTCTTTAAAAGGCAACATTTGAAATTGATCTTTAATATTTCCTCCAGGAGCATCTACATCTCTAAATTCTCCAGGTTGAAAAGGCTGATCATCATCTCTAATTCGAATTCCTCTCGATTTAAAACCTGCTGGTAAATTACTGAGTGTTCCAGCATCAAGAAGTTGTCTTAAAGCAGTTGTTGCAGTTCTAGATAATCCACCAATCATGTGAATTAAGCCAAAACCGTAAAAACCTAAACCTGGTAAAAATTTATAATGAACAAAATATTCTTTACGTCTATGAGTAGGATCATCTGGTTCATAATTACGATAAATAGATAATACTTGGCTGGATCCTTCATCTATAGTTACAATATAAGGAATTTTAACTTCCTTTTCAGGATTTTGAGTTTCAAATTCTTCTAAATTCAGATCAACATGCATTTCTAAAATATTAAAATTAGTTTGTATATCTGCTGTAGGTACAATGCCTTCTAGTTGATCATATTTTTTCTTGATATCGCTTGTTCCAGTTTGAACGGGTTTTAATTCAATATCTCTATAAAAACCTGTTTTTTGTTTTTTAAGAACTTCATTTTCACTCATTTTAACTAAGTGAGTAATCCGTTCACAATCCATTAAATCAGTTGCATAATAAGGAACGACTAAATCTTCAGCTGGAACGAATTTGGAAACAGCTCGTTCCATAATCGCATCATAATAAATTTTTTTAAAAGCAGATCCTGCTAAGGGAAGGTAAAATAATAATTGATCAAACTCTGGAGTATATTCTTCCATTTTCTCCATGAGCATATAATTCATAAAATCTTGGACACGATCAGCTTGTTGCTGTTTTTCCTGTGTCTCATCTCCAAGTACTTTGCAACGAACGGGTCCATCGGATGGAAGAAGTTCCTTGTAAGCTTGTGCTTGAAATTGAGTAACCGCTTCTGCTAACAAAGGGTGGGTTACATTAGCTGCCCCTCGAAAGGGACGAGTCATCTCAGTATATTTAAATCCTAAAAGATCTAAACCCTGGGTATAACCCGTTTCCCAATCTTTTCTTGATATTTTGTCTTTTTGGTATTCATCAACTAGCTTAGATGCTAATCGTCCTAAAACTCTATCGTCTAAATCTTCAGCCAAGTTGGCATAGAATTCCTCTTGAGGTGTAGTTGTTTCAGTTTCTTCATTAACTGCTTCCTCACTAGGCTTTTCTACTTCAACAGCAATCTCTTGTTCAGTTGCTGGACCTTCTTCTTCCAGAACCTCATTCTGCTTTTCAACATCAGCCATCTTTTATTACTTAGTAAGTTTTAGTCTTAACCGTGCCGTTTAATTTAGTTGCAATACTAACACTGCCACCTGTAGGAACATGTGGGTTAGAACCCATAGTTCTTACTTCAGTACCGTGTCGAGCTTTAATCATTTTACCTGATTTAGCCCAATCCTTTTTACGTTTGCCCCAATCGCCGTAAGACATATCTCTTTCTTTTGCAGTGCCTTTACCTTTACCTAAACGCATGCCAAGAGATTCGTCTTCTCTAGCGTAAGTGCCTTGAGCAGCCTTAATCATTTTGCCCATTCTAGCGTGCTCGGTTTTAATAGCACCACCATTTTTTTTCCAAAACTCGTACCATTTTTTAGCAGTCCCGCCTTTAGGTGAGGAAAAAGACTTCGATTCCCAATTCCATCCGCCTGGATGTCCTTTCATAGGTGGTACATGCCCATGCTTGTAGTCTGAAGGTATGTCTTCCACAAACTTTCTTGGAAGTTTCTGTTCAGTTGCAGCTGTTTTTAAAACATCACCTTTGGCACCTTTGCCTAAAGTTTTAGCTGCCGCATAAGCTGCTAATCCGGCTAGAATAGCTTTCTTAATTTTCTTTTTTGCCATGATATATATATCTCCTTAATTGTTCTAATATTATCATTTAAATATGTTTACTACTAGACCACCCTTACTTTTATAAAGCTTAAAAGGTTGTTCTAACATTTGAGGAGTAATTTTCAAGCCAAAAGCTTCATAGTAAAGACGAGGATCATCAGGAGCCATTTTAACAATCAATTTACTTTGGCCTCCTACATATCTCTCAGCTTCCGCAAGTGTGTTGAAAGCCATTTTGTGTTCACTAGGAGCTTTGGTATATTTTAAGATCTTAGCAGGTGAATCAGCAGTAAATGAATGTTTCATAATAACCTTAAATGGTTTAGTGGGATCTGATTTAGCCACTTTGATTGTTTGAGCTATCGAATCATACTGATTAGCTAGTTTTTTCATTCGTTCAGGCAATACAGCCATCATTTTTTCATTTGTTAGAATTTCTTTTCCCTGTTTTTCCGAATGGGCTTTAACCCCTCTCATTCCTGCTTTACCATTAGCTGCTCCATAAAATTCCCAATCTCCGAGTTTACCTACGGTATTTTGAGCAGAAGATTCTGCTCTTTTTAAAGCATGAACTCTTTCTACGGGATTAATAGCAATCCATTGCAGGCCATCATCAGCCGCTGTCTTGGCCATATGCTTAACAAGATGATCTCCCCATACATCTCTTTCTAAAAGAGGTAAAAAAGGAATCTCCTTGTCACTATATTTTCCAGCTTTACTTTGTAGGTTAGAAGCATTCAAAGTACTTTTTCTTATTTCATCAAATTGTTGATTAAATTTCCAATATTGTACTCTTTCGCTCTCTGACAAAACACTTTGACGAGAGAAAACTTTCATTTTTCCTAATAATTCGTTCATCGCATGATTTGCCTGAGCATATTCCTGTTCGGTATTAAAAGGATTCGTTCTAATTCCTCCTTCAACTATTTTGTCCCAAGCTTTTTGTTGAACATCCGATTGACCTTCGTGAACGACATACGCTTTGCCTCGTCCTCCATCAACTGCACGTCTACCATAACGCACATGATAAACCTGATTATCAAAGGATATGCCTGCAACTTTTTCAAAGTGACTTCCTCCACCTTCGCCTGGTACAACATTTCGTCCATAAGGAATTACTTTTGGATAATAAACAACATCTTCAATATATTTTTCATCACCTAACATTTTGTAAGTTTCGTGGTCTCCGTACCGTGGAGATTGATCCATTGTTTTTTCCCGACCAAGTTTTCTTAAAAGATTGGTATGATGAGCTTTATATTCGGTTAATTTATTGAGATCCAAAGTAATTCGATGATCTTTCGCTAGATCTTTGGACGCTGTTTCTAAATATTTTATATTACCTTCAAGAGGTTTAATGGCGTTAACCATATCAGGTAGTTGAGCATTTTTATTGTAGTAATATTTTTCTATTTTATTTAAATTGGCAGCTATTTCAATTCTGCTTGCATTAAATCCTTCGATATAGCGGGTAATAGAGCGTACTTGGGCAGGTTCAACGGTGCCTTTAAAACTGTTAAGGGTTCCTATTGCATCATCAATGTATTTATTTAGATCGTTGGCTATAATTCTGGATTCTTCAACCATGGGGGTAACAAATTCAAAACGCTTAATCCGTAAATTAACTGCAGGTGATTTATTAATCATGTTGAGTAAATCAAGTTTACTAACCTTCATTCCAGAATCTTGAGCTGTCTTTAAAAATCCTCCCACAACTTGTT